GCCGCTCACGGTGGACGCTCCAGTCAACGCGCCCGTCCCGCCCGTCCCGCCCGCGCCGATCGTCACTTGGATCGTGCTTGGCGAACTGATGTCCGACAGGCGGAACACAGTTAGCCATCCCTGTCCGCCCTGTCCGCCGCCGCCGCCCGCCCTCGCTGCGTCGGTCGTGGCCTGCATCTGTCCACCACCACCGCCGCCGCCGCCGCCGGCGCCGACCACCAGCATGAACGTCGCGCCGCTCGGCACCGTGATGCCGGTCGTGGTCGTGGTGTAGCGGACGGTTTGGTACAGGCCGGGCGTGGTCGTGTTGTCCGTGCCCGCGGTGAACGCCTTGGTCGGGATCTCGACTGCGCCCCAGCGAGCTCCGGTGGTCTCGGCGCTATCGGCGACCAGCATCGTCCCGTCGGCCCCGACGGTCAGCACCGAGGCGGCATCGTTGCCGGTCGCAACGGCGATATCGCCCTTCGCCGCCCATATCGTGTCCGTTGCGACGCTGCCGCTGCCGCCCGCGGGCGTCGCCCATGTCTGGTCGCCGCGAAGGAAAGTGCTTGAACTCGCCGTGCCCGATCCCAGGCGAGCGGTTGCGATCGTGCCGCTGATGATGTCGCTGGCGAAGTGCTGATGCGTGACCAGCGAGTAGTCCGCCAGATCCGCCGCCGCTGCGGCTCCAATGTCGGCCGGTGTCAACGCGTCGGTGCCGCCGGTCGCGTGGCTCGTCTTGTGTGTCGTTGGCGTGCGTGCGTTCGTCAGCCGGGCGTCGTTTCCTTCGCACGCGGTCGATGCAGTGGACCCGTAGGCTACCGCCAGCGTGCGGTTGGCCGACAGGTCGCCTCCGCCGGTCAGGCCGGTCCCGGCGGTGATGGTCCGAGTCGTCGCGACCGCTCCGATGTCCGCCGGAGCGATCGCGTCGGCTCCGCCCGTCGCGTGCGAGGTCTTGTGGGTCGTCGGCGTGCGCGAGTCGCTTAGGCGAGAGTCAGTAGCCTGCACGGCCTTACCTGCGGTGGCCGCTCCGCTCGCGGCGAAGTCAACGCCGATGCTGACATTCGCTGCAAGGGTCTGCGTACCGCCAGTCAAGCCGGTCCCGGCAATGATCTGCGTCCCGGTCGAGACGACATCGGTCGTCGCGACAACTAGACTCGTTCCGTCAAACTTCAGGCCGGTTCCCACCGAGACCTCGGAAACGTTTCCAGCCGTGGCCTCCGGCCGTCCAAGCAGCCGACGGGCGGCAACCGTCGCTTGGATCTTGTCATAGGTCACGGCATTGGCCGCGAGCTCCGCCGAGCCGACTGCCCCGGCATTGATCTGCCAACTCGTCCCGCTGCCGGAGACGGTGATGTCGCCCTTGTTGCCGTCGGTCGCGCCGCCGCCGCCGCTCGCCCCTTGCGGTCCCGGCGCGGACACCAGCACGCGGTTCACGACCTTCGTAATCACGATGCTGTCGCTCATCGTGTGACCTCGGGCGTGATCATGACGCTGCCCTCGACCAGTCGGTAGGTGATACCCCCGGTCGATACCTCGATGTCGTAGACCCCGCGTAGCGGTGCAGGCAGCGACGCCGTGACCGTTCGCGAGACAGTGATGGTCAGTTTGCCGTTCACGGCATCAATCGTGATCCCCGAGCCGCTCGAGAGAGAGATCAACGCCACATCGCTGAAGGTGCGGCGTACTTGCATGGCGGCCGAATACCCCGTGAGATCAATCGGGTCCCCGTCGGGATCTTGCCACTCGACGACCAGATCGAAGGTCGCGCCTTGTTCAATAGTGATGTCGTGAGTCTCGGCCACGGTCAGCAGCTCCCGTCAATCGCGTTGGGCAGGGGCGAGATTACAAACTGGACACTCCCGGTCACCGTCCGAGCCGTCAGAATCAGCACCGGGCATCCGACCTCGAGCGGCTTGACATCGAAGCCCGCCGGAATGTTGGAGACCTCGACGCCGGGCATCACCACCGCGGCATCGTTTCCACCCTCGATCGCAGAGATCGCGGTGCCGCTGACCGGCTCGCCCGTGCTTGCGGTCTCCCATTCCTGCGTGCTTGGGTTGTAGCGGAGCTCCTCGAAGCCGTAGGTCCAGCGGTTGACCTTGCCCGAGATCGGCGTGGCCGAGGTGATCTTCGCGAAGAAGTACGGGAACGCACGGCCGCCGGTCTGCACCGCGGGATGCGAGCACACGCGATCAAGCGTCGCGGCCTTCTGACCGACATACTTGGATGTCTGTTGCTGCCGGTTGAACGCGACCGGAGACAGTCGCCCGCTGCCCTTCCAGATTCGTGGCTGGTCGTAACTCATGGCGAGGGCGGCGGCGAGGGGCAAGTGCGGTTCAAGTAGTCGAGCTCGTCTTGTGTGAACAGTTCATCGAAGTCGAACTTCAGGTCGTAGATCTGGAACCAGTAGACCTCGGCCGCATTGCCGATACCTCCAAGACCGTCAGTCATTGGTCTGCCGTCGATGTCGAGTTTCGGTCGCTGCTCACAGTGGAACAACTGGTCCCACAAGAAGCGATGGGAAACGACGTACCATCCGAAGTGCTTCGGTGCGAACGACGGACCCATGTACAGCAGGCTTCCGGCCGGAAAGCCCATGAACTCGGCTTCGTTCCTGCGGTTGATGAATGACGCGAACGATGCGAAGTCCGGGAAGCACTGAGTCGCGTCCCACAAGATGTCGATTGTGATCTCGACCTGCCGGATCGGCCACGAGTAGGGCTTGCCTGCCTCGTCGATCGGCGAGCCTCCCATGTCGGCCGTTCCTGAGGCATCGCCGTCGGTCGGCACCGTAACTCCAAGACGGTAGATGTCAACGGTCTTTGAGCTCGGGGTCATGGTCGGCTCGCAGAAGACCGGACCCTGCCCCTCGAATCGCATCAGGGTCGTGTATGTGGCGGTGATGTTGTACGCAGCCACATTCGCGACCGGCTCGAGCGAGATGCTGCGGCACACGAGCTCGCCGTAGGTCGTGCTTCCCGACGGGTAGGTTTCGCCGACGGCAACGGACAGCGGAGACGTTGCGAGTTTGTCGAGGATGTCGGCCGTCGACCACGTATCTGTCCCGGTGCCTTCGCGGGCGATCGCGATGAACTTGCGGGTGAAGGTCTGCGTGCCGCCTTCCCACTCGACCGCAAGCGCATGCGACTGCGTCTCTTCGACGATCTCGATGTTCAAGTCAGACCTCCGGTCCTGAGGATCGCGTTCTCGATCCGCTGCAGTTGGTTGTTCTGCTTCCTCGCCTCGTCAATGAGCATCGTGCTGCCGCCCCACCCGGTCTCGGTCATGCCCGCCGCTCCCGGCCCGGCCTCGACATCACGCATCCCCTTCTCGAATGCAGCGTAGGTCGATCCGAATCCCATGCCCGCATCTCCGATGTCGAACATATCCTCCTTGATGCCCTCCGCCATCTGCTGATGGATGTCCCACATCATATTGGTCGCCGAGTCAGTGATGCCTGCAGCATCGGTCACGGCCTCGAGTGCGGCAAGCGGTCGCACGATCCCGGCGATGATGGCTCGACCGAGCGCCGTCACGACGTTCCACACGATCTTGATCGCGTCGGCCGCAAAGAAGAACAGCGTCGCGATCGTGAGCGCGCCTTGCGCCATTGCCTGAAGCGAGCCGTTGGACGAGTCGAAGTATTCCTTCAACTTGATCGAGGTCAGGTCGAGGATCGCCTTGACTGCCGGGGCAAATGCCCTTGCCGCCTCGAACGAGATGATGCGCCATTGCTTGGTAATGTCGTAAAGCGCAGTCCGCAGCTCCTTGAACCGGCTGATGCTGAGCTTCGTGATGTATCCGAAGAATGTGCCAACCGCGACGAGCGACAGCAAGCCCGTGAGTTTGCCGAAGCCGAAGGTATTCGCGAGCCCCTTGAACGACTTGCCGATGTTTCCTGCGACGCCCATCGCTTGGTTGCCGAATCGCCCAAGCGCAAACATGGCCCGACCGGTCGCGGGCGAGACCGCGAACATCGCCGCCGACATCTTTGAGAAGCCGCTGTAGGCGGTCTGTCCCGTGAACATGCTTTTGGTCGTGCGACCGTAGGCGGACAGTGCGGCACCGTATCTCTGTCCGAAGCCGGCAACGACACCGCCAAGCGCCGAAGTCTTGCTGGACGCCATCGTCTGCAGTTGCTTGACCGATCCACGCACCGAGTTGATGAACGGCTGCGTCTTGGCGGCAATGTTGACGAAGAGAGTGCCGACGGTTGCCATGTCAGCCTCGCTTCCTCGCAAGTATTGCGAAAGCCGCTTGGCTTGCACCGAAGCCGCCGTCCTTCGGCTCGGCCTTCATCCACGGCATGTAATCGTCCGGCGAAGCAGTGCGAGCATGCTTCGGGCGATGCGCGTTGTAAGTCATCGCGCACAGTTGTGCGATGAGCCACTCGAGCCGCTCGATGCCCAGCGGTTCCTTCTTCGCGATGGATGCCCACTCAAGGAGTTCCCGCATGTCCATCGTGTCCTCAAGATCCCTGACCGTCATTCCCAAGTGACCGGCGAGCCTGAGCAGGAATCGCCTCATGGGCCGGTCTTGGAGTTTCCCTCGATGGCCTTTGCATCCTCCGCCGACAGTCCGGCAAGCGGCATCGCGGCCGTGAACAACCGCTCCGCAACGCCAGCGTCAAGCGTGTCGAGCTCCGATCGCTGCGCGTCCGTGAACAAGCGATTGCCATCCTTGTCGCACAGGCACAAGGACAGAAGAAGCGATCGCATTCCGGCGAGCTTTTGCTTCGAGTCGTGGACGAACTGGTCGATGCGATCGCGATCGCCGACGGTCAAGCCGCGAAGATGCACGACATCGTTCCATTCCGGCACCTCGATCGCGACGATGCGTGTCGCGCGGCGGGCGAGGATCTGTTCGCGATTCATCACGACACCGTCACCGCGCCGGTGATCTCGAGCGTGACCGTCGCGGTCAACGCCTCGTCGCCACTGGCCTTCGGAGTGAAGCCAGTGACAAACGCGTCGAAGGCATACGACCCGCCGTCGCCCGCAAAGGCGATCGTCACAGAGACGGGCGAAGGAACATCAGTGTTGGTCACGGTGTCATCAAGCGTGGCGAGCAAAGCCGAGTGGTCCTCGAGAAGAAGCTCGACGGTGACGGTGCCGCTGTTCGGCCGGGCCGGTGCCTTGACCTTGTGAGAATCCGTCATGCTGGTGATGTCGATGATCTCGCGAGAGATCTGCGGACCGTCGATGGACTTCACGCCCGCGACCGCCGTGCCGCCGATGGTGATGGTTGTGCCGTATGAGGGTGATGCTGCCATGATTCAGACTCCGATGGATGGGATGCTGTGAAAGACTTCGAACTCGAGGGTGGTCGAGAACAACGGGTCGCCGCTTCCGTCAAACGGCTCGATGAAGTAATCCTCGAGCGAGATGAATCGCACCGCGATACGATCGATGCTGCCGAGCGCGCCGGTGGTGCCTGCGATTGCCTGACGCACGGCTTCGGCAACAGCACGGGAGCTCGCCAGCGTCGTGGCGATGCACTCATACCGGATGTTTGACTTGGCAAGCGTGACCTGTTCGGCCAGCGCTTGCTCGGCATCACTGCGTCGAGTCGTGTAAACGACGGCCGGAAGCGGCGTGTCCTCGATTCGCATCGCGGGAAAGATGCGACTGCCTACCAGCGTGGAAACGTTTCCAGCGGCAACAAGCATGTCGCGAAGTTCGATCTCGATGCTCATCTGCCCGCGGCCTCATTCAGCAGTTGACCCATTCGTTCCGCAAGCGCCCGCTGGATCTCGTCTGACTTCGCGAGCCAAGGACGCGTCATCATGTTGTATGCACGCATCCGACCCGCGGTGTAATGGTTGAAACCAAACTCGAACAGGTGTGCGTACCGCACATATGACCCGGTCTTGTAGTCAAGGAACAGCGACACGATCGAGGTCGTACTCTTGTTGCTGGTCTTCTTCTTGACCGCCCTCGCAAGCATGCTGCGTACATTCTTGTTGCTTGGCGGATTGCGAAACGGCAGGCCGAGCATATTGGCACGCACTTCGGGCTGGATCAGATCAAGTGCAGCACGACCCGCCTTGCCGATGACCTTCTGCTGCATCCGGTAGTTCAGGCGATTGAACTCGCCGAGAAGCTTCTCGATGCCGGTCATCGTCACTTCAACCGGGACGATGCTCATGACAAGATCTCCTTTGCCATGATGTCGAGGTAGATGTTCCGCTCGAGCCAGTTGGTCCGCTCGGTGATCTGGAACGACCGCGAACCGAACACGATGCGCCACGAGTTGTCAGGCACTTCGCCGGACCATCGCGTCGTGATGCGATGCGTGACTGTCCCCGTCGGCACACGCGCGAGGATCGCCTCGTCTCCACGCATCGGACTGATCTCGGCCCAGATCTCCTTGACGAGCTCCCACGCCGGAATGCCTTGGCCGTACTCGTCGGCCGTGCGGATCGGACGCTCGATGCGAACACGCTTCCTGAGTCGTCCAATCCTCATCGGATCTCTCCTGACCGAAACGGAAAGAGAAGCGGCTGCACGCCGAGAGGCACCTCGGCTCCCGCTTCCTTGCTGACGGCCTCGCGATTCTCATACAGATGACCGATGAGAAGAAGCATCGCCGATCGAATGCCTCGAGGCACATCTGCCGCGTAGCCATATCCGGCGGTGTAGACCAGCGTGACTGCATCGCCGCGCAATGCAGTCCACGGCCACAAGGCGATTCCGGGCGGAAGCTCAATGCTGTGGTGTGTCGGGCCACGAACGAGTCGGTAATCCGAACCGGTCATCGACACGGTCGTGTTGGTCTGATCCGCGTATGACACAGACGACAGCGTGATCACGCCGGGCATCGGTATCCACAGCGGCTTGCCGCGATCGGGGAATCTCGAGAAGGTCGCGGTATACATGCGGCTGACGAACGGTCGACGGCAGAACGCCTCGGCATGCTCGCGAGCGGCAACGATCAAGCCGGAGATGAGCGTATCGTCGGCATCGTGATCCATGCGAAGGTGCTGCTTCGCCTCGCCGAGCGTGAGCGGCTCCTCGGCAGGCGAAGTGATTGCGACATTCGCTCCGGTCACGCCGACGTTCATCGTCATCGCTTCGTCGCCTTTCGAGGAGCGTCGCCGACAGTCGCACGCTCGTCCCTTGTCGGCTCAAGGACGGCTTCAGCGATACCGGCACTGATCAGCCGCTTCGCCTCGTCGTCGGGTCGCTCGAGGATCTCGCCGCAGTCGAAGCCGACGCCGGGTCCGACGAGTTGCTGGAGGATTCGGATCTTCATTGCATGACTCGCGTGAAGTGCAAGAGGGCCGCGGCCGTCGTCGACCGCGGCCCCCTTTGGCACGGAGAGATCAGGAATCAGCCGCTCGCGCCCATGCGCAGGTAGCGGAACGCGTTGTACACCGTGGGCACGCAGTCCACCCGCTCGACGCCCATGTACCCGACCTGACCGTTGCCCGCGTAGAGCTCACGCAGCACGCGGACCGACAGGCCCGAACGGGTACCGATGATGAACCTCGAGAAGTCGCCGATGATCAGGACGCGGGCGTTGGCCGCGACGGACGGCGCGTACTGGTTCGCGTAGATGGGGATGCCCATGATGCGATCCGGCTCGCCCAGTTTGAACGACGGTTCCCAGAGGTAGGACAGGAACGAAGTGCCGCTGCCGGGGTTCGTGAACTTGCGGATCGCCGCGATCACGGCATCGTTGCACACGATCGCCACGCCGGGCGAAGTCCGGTACTGGCGAGGCAGCGAGTAGATCAGGTCGATGAGCTCGTTCGCGGTGAACGCCGAAGCGAGCGCCGCGGTCTTGCCGTCGCTGATCTGGCTCGAGGTGTAGGTGAAGATGCCCTTCGGCTCGCCGCTCGCGCCGCTGCCGGTCGAGAAGCCTTCCTCCTCCTTGAGCGCGAAAGCGCGGGCCATCTGGTCGGCG